ATGAATCGTTTCTTGGTGGAGCCATTTTGCAAGAAATCACCGTCTATTATTGGCATTAGCCCAATTATCAATTTTTCTATTAAACTTGATTTTTTGTGTTTGTAATTATCTAACTACTAAGGCATTATCTAAGCCTGTGTGAGTATTGTAGTTAGCAGCAATGCCGCCGGACAGATTGGAGTTCAAATGGTCGACGACGGGTGCTCTTCAGCCGCATCCGGCTCAGGGTTTGAAGGTTGAGGATGAGTTTTTGGCGCCGCTTATGACTAGGTGGTTGATGACTGAGGTCGTTCCATCGAATATTGGTCGTGCGAGTGGAGAGTTGGTGAATGTTGTTAAGCAGCACATATCGGATAAGTACCCGACTGCTGTTGGTTTTGAGTGGGCTCATATGAAGCAGGGTTGGGTTCCCATCTTTAAGGGGGATCGGCCAGCTCGATCGATCGGGGACACGCGGCATCCTCGTGGCTGGTATTCCGGTGGTCGGGAACCAGGTGTGCGCCGTGGATTGGAGAGTTTGCGATGAAGCGGAGGTATGGAAAGAAGAAGCGTTTTGGTGGTCGGCCGAAGCGTCGTTCAGCTCGGCCGAGTGGAAAGCGATCGCTTCGCAAGCGCATCGGCATTCGTATGTAGATGCTGTGCCGGAACCCCTTTATGCGTGGCCGCATCCCGTTTGGGTGCGGCCAATGCAAGCCTTGTCGGATTAATCGTCGCCGACAGTGGACATGGCGGCAATATCTGGAGAGCCTTTGTCATGATCAAAGTACTTTCGTCACCCTTACTTACTCATCAGAACATCTTCCGGAAAACGGAAGTCTTCAACCAAGAGATTTGCAGTTGTGGCTCAAACGTGTCCGATTTGAATTGTTACCGCTTCGAGTCCGATATTTTGCTGTTGGGGAGTACGGGGAAGAGAAAGACCGTCCTCACTACCATATCTCTTTGTTCGGTGTGCGGTGGAATGCACTCGCTGTTCGTTCGCGTAATGCCTTTGATCCGCGCAAGTGCATCCTCAAAACGTGGGGCTTTGGGGGAGCTTTTGTAACGGAGTTCAATGAAACGACGGCTCAGTATATTTCAGGTTATGTGGTGAAGAAGTTGACGAGGCCGGATGATGAGCGACTCCTTCCAGGACAATTGCCGGAGTTCGCTCGGATGTCTCTTAGACCAGCTATCGGAAAGGAGGCCATGCGCATTGTCGCGGAAAGTTTGTCCCGGTCTGGTTTGCTTGATGAGCTCGACGGAGGGGATGTTCCCCGACAACTTAAATTGGGAAAACGTTCTATCCCTCTCGGACGATTCCTACTCAAAGCTCTTAGAGAAGCTGTTGGTTTCACTCCTGAGTACATCGAACAGGTGAAGGCTAAAGGCTCTTATGACCAGTCTGTCGAAATGTCCGCTTTGCTATTGGCTGCAATCGAAACTTCGCCGCTCTCGACGGCTCGGACGGCGTACCTTGAAAGTGTCCATCAAAAGATACTTCAAACGGAGGCTAGAGCTGCGCTCTTTAAGAAGGTGACTAAGCTATGAAGCGATCGAAGCATTCTCTGTCGCATTACAAGCTTGCTACGTTCAATCAGGGTGAGCTTGTGCCAGTTGGTTGTTATGAGGTGTTGCCGGGTGACACTGTTCAGCAGGCGACCTCGGCGTTTATTCGGGTGTCTCCGCTGGTGGCTCCTGTGATGCATCCTGTGCACATCAAGATTCACCAGTGGTTTGTTCCGTATCGTCTGATTTGGGATGAGTGGGAACCTTTTATTACGGGTGGTCCAGATGGTCTTAATGCGTCTGTGTTTCCTACAATCACGGTGGGCGCGGGCGTCGCCGAGGGGTCTTTGTTTGACTATTTGGGTATCCCCACAGGTTTCACTGGCGCTTTTTCTGCGCTCCCCCTTCGTGCTTACGGTTTGATTTGGAATGAGTGGTATCGGGATCAGGATCTTCAGACGGCTTTGACGATTGACTTAACGTCTGGGCCTGACACTACAACAAATCAGGCGCTTCAGTTTACGGCTTGGGAGAAGGACTACTATACTACGGCTCGTCCATGGACTCAGAAGGGTCCTGAGGTGACGATTCCGATCGTGGGTAATGCTCCTATCACGGGTTTTGGTAAGGAGAACACGACGTGGGGTGGTTCTCAGTTGGTGCAGGAGACTGGTGGGGCTCGTACGTATACGAACTCTCAGCCTATTGACGATGCTGATGTAAATCAGCGGTTTTTTGTTGAGAAGTCTCCTACGTCTAATCTTCCCAATGTTTATGCTGATCTTTCTACTGCTTCGGCAGTTCTTATCAATGAGTTGCGGACTGCTTTGGCTCTTCAGCGCTATGAGGAAGCTCGTGCCCGTTACGGTTCACGTTACACTGAGTATCTCGCTTACCTCGGCATCCGTTCGTCAGATGCGCGGTTGCAAAGGCCTGAATATCTTGGTGGCGGTAAACAGACCCTTCAGTTCTCTGAGGTTTTACAAACTTCGCCTACCACGGATGGCGATGACACAGTTGGTGTCGGCAATCTCAAGGGTCATGGACTCGGCGCTATTAGATCAAATCGCTTCCGACGTTTCTTCGAGGAACATGGAGTTGTTTTGACGTTTATGTCGGTGAAGCCTCGCACGATGTATGTGCAGGGTTTGGAGCGTATGTGGAACAGGCGTGTGAAGGAGGATTTCTGGCAGAAGGAGCTGCAGCACATTGGGCAGCAGGAAATTTTGAACAAGGAGCTGTATGCGGCTCATGCTTCGCCGGATGGCGTTTTTGGGTATCAAGATCGTTATGACGAGTATCGTCGTCAGGAGTCCAAGGTCTCGGGTGAGTTTCGTTCCACTCTTGATTTTTGGCATATGGCACGTATTTTTGGGTCGGCCCCAGCATTGAATGGGGATTTTGTCAAGTCCAATCCTACCAATAGGGTGTATGCTGTTACTAGTCAGGATCAGCTTTGGTGCATGATCCAGCACTCTATTCAGGCTAGGCGCATGGTGTCGGCGGTCGGCACTAGTTTCACGTTCTAGGAGGTTTGTCATGGTTAGGCGTATTGATCAGCTCGAGGCTGGACGGCTCGATGCTCGAGGTCAGGAAATTCTGGACGACAAGCCAATGTCGATTCCAGCGGGCTTTAAGAAGCCTGAATCTTTGTCGGAGACTATTCAGCGGTTGGTTCGCCGCGGGCTCTCTGATGCCGCGGCTGCTCAGGGTTTTGAGACCTTTGAGGAAGCTGAGGATTTTGAGGTTGGGGATGAGACGTTCGATCCCAACACACCCTATGAGACTTTTCACGATCCGGTGTTGAACCGCGAGATTACCCCTATGGAGTTCACGGCCAATGCGGCCGTTTACCAGAAGCGTTACCAGCAGGCCCAGGAGGCCTATTTCGATCAGGTAGATCAGGATGAGGTCATGCGGGAGAACCTCATCAGGGCGCGCTGGAAGGCGCGCCAGGCGCGTAAAGCTAAGTTGGGGGGTGAAGGGGGGTCTCCCCCTTCGGATAGCTCTGAGGGGCCGTAGGCCCTTGCTAAGCCTCTTGCACAGTACACATCCTTGATGTGTACTGTGCTAGGTGACAGACCACGGAGAACGGGATGGCGAAGCCAGGTAGGCGGGTCCGGTTCGATCTCAACAGTCTCGACAGCGCGGTATCTCTAACTACCGCTAATGAGCTCGACTCGTTGCTGTCTCCCCCGCCGTCTAGGCGGTGGAATCCTTCCGCGATCCGGTCGCCTCTTACAGAGGTCGAGGATCGTCGGACTTTTCATCCTCTGTTTGATCAACGGCCCGTCCGTTCTTTACGGAAGTGGTCTGTTCGTATGGCGCCGAAGGCGCCTAGAGGCCAGAAGGCAGTGAAGCTGCCTTCTGGCCGTTTGTTTGATGCTCGGCGCGAGGTGTTTGGTTTTGATGCGCCGGAGCATGTAATGGTGTGCGTTCGTAGGTCTCGCAGAAAGGAGGTGCTTCATGCGTTGAAGAAGACCGGTAAGGGTGGCGGCCGGAGGCGGCCGCCTAAACGTAACGCCTATTCGGATGTGAGGTGTTAGATGGTTTGGCCTGCTGTGATTGGTGGACTGTCCTCTGTGATCGGA